GTGTTTCATACGATAGTGTCCATTAAAAATGATGGACATTATTTTTGTAGAGCCGGAGGAAACAGACCAGACGGTTTAAATGAGCCGGTTACGAATACTCGAAAAATTATTATTTCCTTTTTCTATCAACGCCAGTAGCGGCTTAATCCACAAGACAGCTTGGCAGTAGGTCATTGAGCTGGTGGTAGCGGTACGATCATAGGCTTCATTAGGTCTGCCGGTATCGGTGTGCATGGCGCTGGCACGTAAACGGTACGTGTATTCGAGCAACCCACCAGCGATATCAGCAGGAACAGGCAGATCACAGGTTTTTTCACGGCGGAGAATCTCCCGGTATTCGATTACGGTTTTTTCGGTGCTGGTGTCGATCAGGGAGTTAAGACTGTTGGCATGTTCTGCAACCTGATTGAATCGATTGAAGTTGAATGCCTGGGTGGCGATTACCTGCCCCAGCATAGAGTTGTCACTTCGCAGAACGTCGTTATCGCTCTGAAGATTACTGGCGTGAGAGCAACTCTTGACGAGAGCGACCGAAAGGCCAGCAATAACGACAACGCCTATAAGATCCGGATTAATTTTCATTGCTCCAGCCCCCAGCACGCCAGTGCGCTTTCCTGATCGCGCCGCTCGACCTGCCCATAACAGCCATTCTTCTGCCCTTTTGTCAGGCGGCAATCACGCCCACCATCTTTTATCCACCAGCGAATCGCCTCGCATGCCCCCTTACGATCATCGGCATTCAGCCGCTTATAAAACGTCGACGGGAAACACTTACCGGGGCCAATGTTATAGGGACAAAATGACGCTATACCCGCTTTCTGTGGTTCGGTCAGTGGCACTTTAATATTGCGCTCCACCCATGCCAGCGCCTTATCCCGTTCAATGGCGTTAATCTGGTCGCATTTTTCCTTCGACAGTTTCATACCGGGAAAAACGGGTTTTCCATCCACCACCGTGGCACCCCGACAGATGGTCCAGATGCCGGAACCATCGCGGTATGCCGTTGTGTGGTTACCTTCTTTTTCATTCAGAAACTGGTCGAGAATATCAGGCGCAGGCGCACCGACGGCAATCAGTGCCAGAACGGCAGCCGACAGGCCGTATCTGATTTTTACGTTCATGGATATTTATCAGGGTTTATCGGTTTCTGAACCCTGGATATGTTTATCTGTCCCGGCCTGTTGAATCAGGCAAGGAATAGTTAAATACAATAGAGAGGATTGTTTATGGACAATAGCACCATTTCTCTACAGGAGTTGCTCGACTGCATTTCCAAGCTTCGGGATGATGTAAATGCCCTTACTGTCGCATTTTCATATCTGGCATTCTCAATTCCCAAGGAACAAATGCAACCAACACTGGCATCGCTCCAGCTTGAATCACTCAACCCCAAATGGTCCCAGCAACAACAAAATTCTTTCAAGTGGCTGGCGGTATTACTGGAAGAAAAATATGCTGGTGAAATTACCATTTCAGCGGAGTCTTCAGAGAACCAGTAATTCTTCCCGGTAGCTTTCCTTTGTAGGTTATCCACACATTCTGCGCCTCTAAAATTATGGGGCGCTTTTCCGGCGACAGCTCATCCCCTTCACATAACCCGGCAGCAACATCCAGGAAGACCTGTCTGATGCTCCTTCTGGCTGCTGCCTCATAAAACTCCAGCGCGGCACCTTCAACACGGTCCAGCGAGATGTCCAGGTCAAAAATTTCACCGTCAAAGCGTTCTTTGTCCCGTAACGCTAAAGTTACCGTAACTTTATTCTCAAAATTGCGGATCCCTTTCACAATCAGTTCATATTTTTGAGTCATTGAATTACTCTCCCCGTGCAGCCTTACGCTTGTCTTCTTTAATCTTGAAATAAAGGTTTGTCAGGTACGTCAGCAGGCCAAATACCAGGCTACCCAGCACACCTATTGCTGCCCACTGTGAGGGCGTGACTTTATCGAGCAGCTGTAAAAACCAGTAGCCAGCACTGCCTGCGGAGGTGCCGTAGGCAATGCCTGTTGAAATTTTGTCCATGGATTTCATAGCCTCACCTCCGCACGGAACGGATGGCATAGTTATTATGTGTAGGCTTCCAGACACATCAATCAGAGCCTTAATTGATATATATGCTGGAGACGATGCAATATAAAAAGCTCGCCGTAGCGAGCTAATAAAATGTATTTCTCTGATATTATGTTTATTTGTATTAGCTCAGACTTGACATCACAGGTTTCGTATATAGAACATCATCAAATCTGTCAGTTTGCTATGAATGAGATATAGTAATTGAAGAGCTAACCTCGCATGTCAAAGCCAGATTTCTGAAAATCTCTGTAGACTTCCGGATTGTTGAAGGCCGGAAATTTGGCTTTATGAGCTGCGGACTTTATCGCTTCGCAATAGGCTTTATCACCGTTACTGGTAGATATTTTTAACGCCGTGCCATCCTGAGAGAATTCCATATGCAACCTGCATTTTTTCCCTTTCCAGTTATGCGGCTCATCAAGTTTGGCATTAATTGCAGCTCTGATTCCCCGCGCTTGCGCCCCCCATTCATCCTGATCATCCCAGCGTCCTGAACTGCAACTACCTGTAGCAGTAGTTTTGTGGCAATCTGAAGGGTGTAAAGGTGTGCATCCCGCAACAAAACCGACCCAAAAAGTCAACATAACGATTTTCTTTAATCCCACTTCTTGCTCCTCAATCCATTAAAATCTCAGCAATAGTAGTTGTTACGTCCGCCACTGGCTCAGAGCTGACTATCCGCTAAATTTAGCTCAGTGCCGTAGTTGTGTCAGAACAAACCTAAGCCGAAACCGTTTATTACAAAACAATAAATATCAGGGTTTAAAATCCAGCACCCCATTTTGAAATACTTTATATACTTCCGGCGAAGGGGGGGCAGGTATATCAGCATTCTTTATCGCATTCATCGCTTCACGACATAAATCGAGGTCTCCACTTTCTCTTTTAACCTCCAGTAGAAGGCCATTCGGGGCCATATGCATTCTCAGTGTACACTCTTTTCCTGAATACTTACTCGCATCCCCGAACTGTTTTTCGATAGCGCTCTTGATTTGATGGGCATACAGACGGATATCCTCACTAACATCAGAAGTACGTTCAGATGAACTCACATACTGTGTCTCTATTGCTTTATCGGAGTAATATGATGTACGGTCATGATAATTTGTCGATACAGCATCAGTGCACCCGATAATAATCCCACTAATAATCAACGTAAGAATTGATGCGCTACGAAAACCCATTTTTCCTCACATATGTCATATAGTAAAGGATTATATATACCGTTGTTTTGGACGCTCAAACAGCGAATCAGATCAAATAAAACGCACATTTGTTAACATTTACACAAAGTCTGCGTGGGATATTCTGAAAGAATATCCATAATGTGGAGAGAATCTATTGAAGTGCATGGTGCCGGGTGCCTCCCGGTGAATTCAGTACCAGCACCTGAATCCGCGATTATCCCATATACCTACTCGCTGATTGCCCCTCCGCACAGGGGGATTCACCATGCCAGTTTCTTTTAACAAACTCCCCGCAAACCAGACAACAGTCAACCGCCTGAATTGTGAAGTATTTAAAAATTTCTCCCGCTAACTGATACCCGGCTAACAGTCTGGCGTTTTCTTTTTCAGCAACGGGAAAGCAATAACCACCACACCCGCCACCAGCACACCGTCAGCCAGCACTGACATTATCCGGCTGCTGCAATGCCATTCACAAAAACAGTAAGCAATAACTTTTTACCGTAACAGGTGATAATCCAGATATGTATCTACCCCAGATGAGTAATCCGAAGTTCATCCATACCACAGGTCCTGGCTATTCTGTTGTACTCCTGAACAAGAGCAAATAATTCTGAATTAGCAACCATGAACTCATCGCAAACCCTCTGTATAGCATCACTATTCAGAATAATAACGTCTCTTCCCGAAAGACGATCAGGAGTACAAAACAAAACTGTCAAACGGCTGAAGGCCTTTGCTCGTGCTGCATTGACTATATCAATACGCTGCCTAAGGATGAAACACCCCGACGCCTCATCAATATTCACTCTACCCACACCATATGAATGATAAATATTTAATGCTGAAAAAACCATTAGACGGTATAACAAACACTCAATCAATACTTAACAGAACTTTTATTTTTGACAAACATATAATATTTTCAACAAGATCCTGAGCCAGGTATATTTCAGTATAAGGCTCTGCCGGAAGGAATCTGGAAGAATGAATATGGCGCGCTGTACTGGATTCGAACCAGTGACCGATTGCTTAGAAGGCAATTGCTCTGTCCGGCTGAGCTAACAACGCTGAATACCGATAATGGACCGCCATCGGGGACCCGCCCCCGCACCAACAACCCTGTTATCGCGTCGTCTGCTCTTCCTGATAAGCTAATGGCGGTTTGTGATGGTGGCCCTTGCTGGATTTGAACCAGCGACCTGGCGATTATGAGTCGCTCGCTCTCACCACTGAGCTAAAGGGCCGTGAGCAGAATAATAACGGTCCGTAATTAATTCCGCAATAAAAAACCCGCTCGGCGGCGGGTTGTAGAAACTCTTCTAACGTCAGGCATAAAAAGCCCATCGTTATGACGAATTTACCACAGATTCCGGAAAAATCAACCTTGTTACCTAGTTACCTTTTTTAACTGCCGCTCAGCCCATGCTTCTTCAATATCAAACCGGGTCACCAGCGCATCATAGAATTTCTTAACTGTTTTTTCCCATGACGCGCGTGTTATCTGGTTTGTCACCTCACATATAGCATTAAATGCCTCCGTTGATGGTAGTCTTTCATAGCCACGACCACCACAACGCTGGCAGTCTCTGATAACAGGCATACCACGTTTTACCGACTCTTCACGGTGAATGGCGACACCACGCCCACGGCAATCCTTACAGGCGGTGGAAACCTCACCCTTTCCGCCACACTCCGGACAGGCAACTTTTACCACCTCCCTGACTTTTTTCCATTCTTCCCAGTAAGACGGATACACACCTTTCGTACACTTTGCCCATACCGGCGGCTTACCATCCGGATACTGGACCTTGTTTGTAAAAACTACGCTTTCAATAAATTTTTCCCCATAGCAACAGGGGCACTGCTTTTTACTCGCTGCGCTGCGGGCATAATCCTCAAAAGCGTACGAAGCCATAATGCGCATCACTACCGGTTTTATTTCTGCCGGAAGTTTTCTCAACGCCGCCACACGATCGCACCGACTGAGTGCATAATCTGCCAGTAATTCTGTTGCCCGCGCCCTGTCATTCATACTGATGCCCATTTTCCCCAGGAACGCAGAAAACCCCATCTCAGCCCGATTCTGTGTCATGCCCTGCGCGGCCATCACATCAGTGATACTCAGCGCATCTTTTGACGTTGAGGCCGATGCATCGGTCAGGCAAGGGGATTTTGGGGAGTAGTATTTCGGTAAATCTTCCAGTTTCATTTTTTGACCTGCTCTTCATGCATTATGGGGTAAATCTTCACCCCCAGACGTCCACCAGATACTGGCTGACCACGAACGATATTGATTTCATCAAACTGCTCATCGTCCATTAACACTCCCGCATGCGTCAGCGCATCCAGCGGTGCTTTCAGGATATTGTCCAGGTCGCGACGACGCTTATCCGGTGGCTCTGCAATCACCTTTATCGCCAGCCTTCCGGACAGGCTTAATTTCAGCCGCTGCTGGCGAACAATAAGCGCCACAGCCCGGCGATAACGCTTTCCCTCCTCCGAGATAAAATATGTGCTGCCACGGCGTCGCCAGTAAGTGTTCACCGTCGGCGGGTAAGGTAAAACCAAATCTATGAGCATCAGTCACCTCTTTTACCCAAGCACGCCAGTTGCAAAGGCGTGATCAAGAAAACGAAAAATTAAATCAACCTGAGAACCATGCTTTTCTTCGAACGCCAGCGGATCCGCATGAAGCTCGTTGTGATGCTCCCGACACAGCGGTAGCGTGAAAATATCGTGAGATTTTGTCCCCATTCCGCCCTGACCATGACCAATCAGGTGATGGGGATCGTCGGCTGGCTTACCACAACACGCACACGGCTGTGTCTTCACCCAGCGAGTGTATTTCTCGTTAACCCAGCGGCGACGTTTAGGTCGTTTCATGAAAGATTCCGGAGACTCAGGATCAACGGCAATGCTTACCACCGTCTTTTCCTGTGATGGGTTTTGTTGCTGGTGGGCGTGAGGCAACGGTGCAAGATTTTTTGTGCGCTGTTTCAATATGCTGGTGGCGGTCTGCTCTCCCGGTACGATGTCGCTTTCGCGGTACACCGAGCAGATTTTTTCCGCTGGTAATCCCAGCGAGCGACGTAATACCGCTTCCGGTAGCGCGTCCGCCAGCTGATTGCGGACCGCCCACCAGGATAATTCAGCCAGAGATAATTCACGCTCCTGCGTACCGCTTATTGCGTGACCGATGACGTCAATCATCCATGCTGACAGGTTTTGATGAGCAAGTTGCCCGAGTGATTCGGAGGTCTGGTCACGCAACTGGTTGTCGCAGTGCCAGCACAACACCATTGCGCCGGTACCATAACGGTGAATGACGGTTTCGCTGTGATGATAATCGCCGTGTGGCCACTGGCAGGATTTAATATGGCGCAACAGCCAGTCAGACAATGCACCAGCACCACCAGCAGCACGAATCACCCGTGCGTTACTGAAAAACGGCAGCAATGTTTTGTCTTCCACCAGCGGCTGGCGAACGGCAGGAACGACCCCGGACGGCAGATTACGCATGCTTTTCGGTTCCGGCTCCACCAGTACCCGGGTATTGTGGAATACCGGCATGGATTCACGGCCCGGCTTAACGATCACCAGCCCGAGTTCCGGTACCAGAACAGGTCGAAGTAATACCCGCACGTTACCTCCAGATGCGTTGCTGGAATGTGCGGGACGGACGCGGTGGGCGTTCGGAGTAAGGGAGTCTGACTGAGATTATCCAGTGACGATAGTCGAGACTAAGAGCTTTCTTAACCTCGTATCCACGCCTGCGGTAACACTGAATTATCCATTCAGCCTGCTCTTCAGTGCATGGAGGATGCTGGAACCAGTCTGATGTGAATGCGTGAAAACGCCGTCCGCACCTGCTGGCAAAGACAGCAGAATCATTAGAATTGTGTAATTTGGTATCGTGCGCCATCGGTTGTCTCTGCTGGCGCAGCAGGTGCCAGTTGTTCAGGCTGGCGTGCGAATTGTAAACCAGAATGCCAGGAAAAAACAAAACCCGCCGAAGCGGGTTAAGTGCGGGTGCATTGAGGATGCCTGACACATCAGAGGTGGCGAGGGATTTCTCCCCCGCCTGGTCTCTTACTCCTCAGGTTCGTAAGCTGTGAAGACAGCGACCTCCGTCTGGCCGGTTCGGATTCGTACCTCGCAGAGGTCTTTCCTCGTTACCAGTGCCGTCACTATGACGGTTAAACAGATGACGATCAGGACGATTAACATCGCCTTTTGCTGCTTCATAGCCTGCTTCTCCTTGCCTTTCGGCACGTAAGAGGCTAACCTAGATTTGCCGTTCATAGATTGAGCCTCAGATTAATGTTAAGCGTCTTGCAGGACGCGTAATGTTAACTGGGGCTTTTCTCTATCTGCCTTTGGTGTTCATGCCTGAGACAGATAGCCTCAAGCACCCGCAGCCATTCTACTTAACTCCCGTCACCTCGCCAATATGAAATCAATCAGAAAGGCGAACCATAAGAGCAATAGCAAGACAATAAGGCCCGCATGGTCGTACAAAGACTCAGGCACCGTGACATTTTTTGTACTTTATTCCCGAGCCACAGGGGCATTGTTCATTCCGGCCGACCGCACCAAAAACTTCAGTTAATTTAGTCTTTGCTGCTTTATGGGCAAGCTGTACGATGTAATTTGATTGATTTTGGATTTCTTGACGCTGTACACCTGTGAGGCCTTCGATATAGGGAGCAAGGCGCTGCATTTCGACATCAGCTGCTTTATGCTGACCCGATAGTGCTAATATGACTGCGTATTGGCTTCGAACCTGAATCAGTCGATGTACTAGACCTGCCTCATTGACAACCGGCAGGACATGTTGCTCCATGACTTCCTTGGCACCGTCGTAATCCTTTATGGCAACAAACTCATCCGCCAGATCTTGGCCCACCCTGACCATGGATTCCGGGGCCATGGCCAGATTGTAGAACTTCATCGAATGAATACGCAGTAATGGTGACAGTTTTCCCTGCGCATCACGAATTCTGGCCAGCAACTCCAGAGCATCAGCCATATGTTTAAAGTGTTCCTGCATATTTTCGGAATGATTAATAGTTTTCCATAATGCGTCGGCGTTTTTTCCTATGACATCAGCAGGTGTGATACCAAATAAAGAATAGTACCCTTGTATAACATTACAGCTTAATGTTTCAGCATCCTTGAGTTTTTTTAATCTCCAGAGTGCAATGGCATGGTTGTAGTCAAAGATGCGTTTATGTTCTTCATCTGGGAGTTGGGGGCGGACTTCCTGTGCCAGCTTTTGAACTTCTCGTGCATCATTGCTTTCTGCCGAAAATAACATTCGTTTCATTGCATAGGCCATCTCTTCTTGATAGCCGAACTTGTGCTCCGCAAGTAAAGCTCCCATGATGTTTAACCTCTGAGCAATGTGGTCGGATATTCCGTCTTTAAGCTCAACGAAAACAAGGCCATCCAATGCCCAGAATTTATGAACAGGTCCCAATAAGTCCGATGTTGCAGCACGCTCCAAGCTTGCAAGAATGTCGACCGTCACGCCCATCTCATAAAACATTTCTTGGCCTGAGAGTTCGATCAACGTCGTGACATCATTGAGCTTAATATAAAGTTGAGTCAACAACGATAACCGTTTTGTATTGCGGGTATTATGAAGACTTTCAACTAAAAGGTCTTTCAGCGCTAGTAGCGCTTTGTTCGATATACCCTGATCCATCAGTTCCAGATGTTGCAGTCCTAGCCCCCTGACAGCATCATGTACCTTCAGGGTCTGGTTTCCATAAATTTCAATAGTGCCAGTAGCGCGCATTTTCCTAATTAAAGAAGCAGCACTGCTTGGTGAAATGTTCAGCGAATTGATTAGGAGCGTAGAAATCTCTTCGCGACTCAGCCCTACGTCAGAGAGACTGAACAATGCCAGCGCGCTCTGAAGTAGTGATTCAAATCCCTGAAATACACGTGACAGAATAATTTCTTGGGCGGTTTCCGCAGTATGGGTTTGTTGCTGGAGTTCAGCACACAGAGCATCGACATTACGCTCATAATCAGAAACGGCGATTTTTGCGGCGCTCTCTACATACAGGGGAAGACCACCAGTGTAAGCCCGTAGCTGCTCGTATCCCATAGCGGTGGCAAATCCTCCGATATCGTTTACAACGACAGCTACCGTATCGAGATTCCATCCCTGCAGGCCCTCGCGCTGTAGCCCCGTCATGACCTCCAGTTCGCGAACGTTTTCGTGAGGCTGGCACAACAGCACAAAACGAATATGTGTAGTTGCATTCAGAACATCCAGTAGATTTTCCGCAGGTACACGATGGGCGTTATCCAGAACCAGCACCAAGGTGGTACCCTGCTCTTTCAGGTAGGTATCAAAACTCCTAAGAGCCTCAAAACCACTGGCACCGGGGAGCAAAATCCTGCGCAAACCGTCTTGGTCACGGGCTGTAAATCTAGCAGCCATCTCGCGCACCAGCGTACTGGCCAGAGCTGGACCGGGAAGATCACCGGTGTCGTAATAAGCACAAAGTGCAGTGGAGTGTAATGCGGCCTGTGCGGCCCAAGCTGTCTTGCCTGCACCTGAGAGTCCACAAAGGATACGGATCCGCTCACCAGATGTGAGAGAAGGTTCTTCGTTCTGTGGGCGGTACAGTGCTGGTGGTGCAGGAAAGTCCTGTAGCTGAACGATCAACTGTTCAAATAGTTCAGTAAGTTCTTCCGTGAAAAACGTATGTTGTCCATTGATATCGCCTCCGGTGGCGGCAAGCTGAACCAATCCTGCTAACTTCCAAATCAAGGATTCTGGGGACAATAGTGAAAATTTCAGCTTTTCTGCTTCTGCGATACACCATGTGGCCGCATCAGCCAGAGTACTCCATGCGGGCGGAAGTGCCGGGTGACGTCCAGCTGTCGACTGGGGCCAGACAATAAGAACATCAGAAGGAAGCTTTTTATCGTCAATCATCTTCTGAAGCAGCGGTCCAGGCGCCTGGTTTACAATAATCACAAAAGAAGCCACCCCTTCGCGGTTTGCCGAAGTATGCTCATTTCTGAGCTTTACAAATCGCTCCAGAGCCCCCGACACATCGTTGGGCATAATAGGTTTTGAACGGGTTTTAACCTGAATGTAGAGACGTTCCTGTTTGGATTTCAGCTCAATATCCTCATCAAGCTCGACAGTTACTGAGTCCATAGCTGCCCTCTGCGCCAAAAGTAAGCAGCCTACAGCGTAAAGATGCTGGTAAAGGAACCCCCGGTGTACCGCTTCGATACGCACCAACTGCACAGGATCCAGTACGTCCAGATTTTGTTTGTTTTCACTTCCCCACATGACCTATTCCTTGAGCTATTTGTTTGACGGACTCACATTAGTACTTCAATGTAATCAATTGAACTTGAATTATAATTAAAAGAGGCAAAGAAAAGTCATTTGGCCTATTCTCCGTTGATTAATACAAACTAACGATACCAACGTTCACCTAGCTCAAAGCTGACAACCAGACTAGGTCTGGGCCTGTGCCATCGAAGTGTCAATTAATATCTGAACTAATGCTCTTTAATTTCGTCACTTCAATTAATACCGAACATTTCCCTGATAAAATTCCAGTATGCGCTGCATAACTTCGCTCTGACGACACTCGCGACAAATTATATTCTGTCGTCTGTTGTAACGGCGTATTTCGCCATCTAGCAATGAATAAATCAGGTCAGGGTCGCTCTTCTTTTTCACTGCCGCTCTCGACATTTTTTTTGCGGGCTTTTCCCCAGTCCTTACGAGCCTGCTCCGAAGGAAATATTCCATGTCCTGAACCATATACTGCGCCACTAACTACCAGCTCTTTCACCAGAACTTCTATCAGGTGTCTCGTCGCCCCGGTTTCATTTTCCAGTTGTTTACGCGTTTTTCGCCCATCTCTGCGTACCAGTTCCACAATGCGCGCCTTCACTTCTTCCCGCAGTTCGGGAGTAAAAACTTTTGCCACAAGCCCTCCTGAAAATTACCCCATGACCTGAAATCTGTTACCCTCTGAATCCCGGCGGAATTTCGGTGTCCGGTTCAGAAATATGATTAACACAACGCTGGTTGTTCGTGCCGCTTACCGGGAGCAACCAGGGGTTTTCAAAATTCCGGTCCGGTCCAAAAAACGTCGTCGCTCGCTGAACAAATTCCGTTCCCGTTTTCCCGGTAGCAGCCAGGTATCTTGTGTAACGCCTTACACCATCCAGCATGGCCTCTGGTGGCACCCCCTCGCGTAATCTGGCCTTCCAGGCACTGAAAGCGGATTTCTTCGGGTTTGCCCCGGCTCGTAACGGGTATTCCCGCCAGACCTGTTCGAACACATCCGGATAATCCACTCGTCCCACAGGCTGCCCGGTGTTTTCCGGGACTACCCGATCGGCTTCCCGCTGAATGGCGGAATCGGCTTCAGGCTGCTGCAGTTGGTGTGATTGCTCCGGCCCAGCGGTCATCGCCTGCTGCACAGCGCCCGAATCGGCTTTCAGCGCATACGCTGAATCGGCTTCCGGTGTCGTGCCTGCGGGCTGGCCAGGAGTGACGGTCTGAACATCCCCTACATGGTTCGTGGCGTTTTTTACGCCATGGACCATAGTGTTTTGATCTTCTTTATCTGTATCTCTATCTGTATCTTTATCTGTCGTGACTCGTCGTGACATGTGCGTGACATTTCGTGACGCGCCGTGACAATCGCCATTTTGTTCCCGCTTTCTTTCCCTCTCACGCTGCGCCCTCTTGCGCTCTGCCGGAGATTTTGCGGTTTGCGAAATATTGCCGTTGTCCTCTTTAAGCACCTGGCGTTTTTCCCATCCAGTGATTAAATCACCATCAAGTACCCGCCCCTGCATCGTCTGCAAAATTGAATCAATTACCTCTTCTGTCACGTCGAGCGCACTTGCCAAATCTTCTGTCGTGACATCAATGTGACCTCGCGTGACATTTCGTGACGCGCTCACCAGGAGGTGGATATACACTGCCATCACTGTTGCAATTGGCTGCCCTGACACCCTGGCAATTGTTCGCCACTTAGGGTCATTTGGCATGTCATGCCATAATCTGAGCCAGGCGTTAGCCATACTCACCTCTTCTGATACCGAATCTTTTTACTCACGAATTGCCGGAAGCGATTCGATATGGCTATTGTCAGTCAATGTACTGCCACAGCATTTCCTGCCGGGCCACCACGGTTCATCTGATTGAAACCGGCGATTGCCACTGCGACAAAATCATCAGCGTCTCTCACCAGTCGCTCCCGCGTCTCCACCAACTCCCGAAAATAAGCTGAACTGTGGCTGCGCATTCTGGCCACCAGCAAAGGTGGCATTGCCTTTTCGATCGCTGGTAACAACGCCTGAATTTTTTCAACTGCATCAGGGGTGTCTTTCTCTACCCAGCGGAAAATTTTCTGGGTATTGCGAGCCAGGGCTTCCGGATGGCTGTCGTCATACAGTTCAGGAAACGTCATACCCAACTCAAAATAAGCCTGGGTTATTCCAGCTGCTGGAACTTTTTCGCCATCAGGACGCGCCCAGGCATTCATCGCCATGCGGATGTGTTCATGCTTGATTTTCATGAATCAAGCTCCTAGTAAGTGGTTGTGTTAACGTTTTGGTATCTTCCAGCTCGGGCCAAATATTCATCCAATCAAAAGGCCTTAGTTGCTGACGTGTAACTTCACCATTACTGGCTCGCTCAATAAGGACACATAACGATGCCCCTAACATTTGACCTTTACTCAATGCCTTTCTTAGATAACCGATGCTAGTACCACACTCACATGCAAACATACGCTGTTCATCTGACGAAAGAGAATTGAGAAATATTCTTAATTCTTCCATAGCTACTCCTTAGTAAACACAGCAAAGAATACCCACAGGTAAACAAAAGTCAATACCCTTGGGTTGTTTACCTTGCGGTAATCGCATCTATTATTTACCTATGGACAAATATGAATTTAGACGACAACAACTCATCAAAATTCGTGATGAGAAATGCGATGGTAAAGCGGTTAACGTGGCCAGAAAGATCGGTCGCGAGCCTTCTTATGTATCAAGAATGTTGTACCCAGAGGGGAAAAAAGGAAAAAAACGGATCGCTGATGATATGGTGGAGATTATAGAAGAGTCCTTTGGGTTACCCCGGGGATGGATGGATGGTATCGTTTCATCATCAACGAACACAGCCTCCAATTATGAAACAAGGGTTCTAACGCCACGACAACGTATTTTTTTAGATCTCTTAGACGAACTGCCAGAAAGTGAAGCGGATAACTTATTAAAAACTCTTGAAGAGAAAAAACAGTATTACAATATGATCTACGAAGAAATCCGTAAAAAGAAAGCACAAAACGCATCATAACTCACCAAACAACCAGTCACCAGTTAAGACACATCAAAAAATTACCCATGGGTATTTACTTTTTGGATACCCATGGGTATCCTTCCTTTCATACCAACCCACCCCACCCCACAGAATGCAGGGCAATACTTCGAGTTACCAGGCAGTGGTCAGGGGTTAAGTAGCCAGCCCGAGGCGTAAGAACATGACGGCAGGGTTCAACTTTAATAACTATGCAGCAGGTTTTTGTTCCGCTACCCCGGCGTTAAGGGGAAATGAGGTCAACATGGATACTATCGATCTTGGCAACAACGAATCTCTGGTGTACGGCGTGTTTCCCAACCAGGACGGTACGTTCACCGCGATGACGTATACCAAAAGCAAAACGTTTAAAACCGAAAATGGTGCCCGTCGCTGGCTGAAAAGAAACTCAGGTGAGTGATATGGATTTCGACACAATCATGGAAAAGGCTTACGAAGAATACTTCGAAGGTCTTGCCGAAGGCGAAGAAGCTCTCAGCTTCAACGAATTTAAACAGGCGCTTTCCAGTTCGGCAAAATCTAACGGCTGATAAGCGAAACAGCACCGCGAGGAATCAGTATGCAGAAACGAGAACCCGTCATCATCGCGCCAGACTATACCGATGATGAACTTTATGAGTGGATGCACCAGAAAATTAATGCAGCGCAGGATCTGAAATGGGCCAATGAAGCCAGGGCTAAGCAGGCTGAAAATCTGTCCGCTCTGGAGCAGGATATCACCAATCTGGAAAAAGCAGCAGCATTAAGCATTGCCAGAATGATTACAGGTTGGTAATAAAGGAGTTCTCCACGGGTGAGGTGGAGTGCGTGTGCCGGACACGGGTGAGCATCCGGCACTGACAGTTTACTGAAAGGATATTTCCCTGAAAAGTCAGACCATAACGCGAAAGCGCACGGCGAGGTAGCTGGTTCATAGATAGCCTGTCGTTAAATTTTCGTCGACCGTGCGCTTCCGGTTGTGGCACTCCGCGAAATGGCGCGGCGGTAAGTATGGCGGGG